AGGCCCGAACGATTGAGTTCATTCCAAACGGCGGCTCCTTGACCATGACCTCCATTCTGGCCTCAAGAGTCTTGATCTTGAGGTCGTTGGCCATCTTCTCACGGTCGGTATCCGCCCGATGCTGGAGTTCAGCCCGCTTGACATAGGCATCCGTCAGCTGCTTCGAGAAGCGCTCTAAAGGGCTGAGCAGGGCGGTCACCGGATTAAGGAAGTCCAAGAATGCCATAATCTTCTCCTATTTGGCCCAGGGTCTAGACCGGTCGAGTCCGAAGGCTTGGTCTAGCGTAAGAGCCCTTCCTACAGCATAGTCCTCTGCTTCTTTGGCAGGTAAACTTCCTCCTACCCAAGGAAAGCCGGGAGGTTGATGCTTTCCTTCTGCCGGATGGGGGGGGAAGAAGCCCTGCTTGCAGAAGCTGCACAAAAAGGTCCTCCAGCGGATGCGGCTCCAGCTGGCCGGTTCTGTCTTCGATGTTCGTCGACTGTCTACCCTTCGATATGTCCACCCTACCCTGTCCTCCCGATGTTTATCCTCCGAAGGAACAGCATCAACACGCCGATTCCCATAAGAAGAAGCCCCGAGTACTTGGGGAAGCTGACCGTGAGGAAGTCCTTAAACTCCGGCATGGAGTTAAGAAACTCCAACGTCTCCGTAAGAACCCCGACGATGAGAACCCAACTATCGCCCAGGGTCGTTTCCCATATATTGGGCATGGAGTCTGGCTTCCAGTAGGCCCAGACGAGGATAGCCAATAGCCCCACCAAGATAATTCCTAGAACCCAATTCATCCGAAGATTTCCTTTCTTACCTCCTCCCAGGTAGCCTCCAGCCTTCCTTCAATGGCGTCCTTATAGGCCAGGACGCGCTCCCGGTTGTACTTCCACTGATACAGGAAGTATACAAAGAGCAAGACCAACATAAGGCCGATGCCTCCAATAAGGAGCCAACTCACGAGGTCGAAAGAAGAAGGCTCCGTCAGAACCGCCCCCGCACCACCCGAGCCTCCAGATACCGCCGCGCCTTGCGCCGAGGTAGCCTTCTGATTATGAGCCTCCTGCTCTCCCTTCTCCAACTCCCTCTTGACGGCCATTGTCCCCTCGCCCTCTCTGACCATCTTAACCCCAAGGGCCTCAACGTCAGCAATGCGGCGCATCCAACCCCGTCCGAAGACCCTAAACGTCCCAAGCCCCCGAACGAAGCTGACGCGGTTCGCGCAGCTCCTCTTGACGAGGCCAATTTTATCGACATGCTCCGTGGCCCGCCTCGCGGTTTCCATCGGCCCCATCTTGGAGTTTCCCAGGGCCTGCGCAGTCCACCGCACTCCCCGACTGGGGCCACTGTTCACGCCTCCGTCGAAGACAACCTGATCGACCCCCTTCGGCAGCGCGTCCCCCGCCACCGGATTCCAGAAGCCCTCCCGATAGACAGCGAGGAGTTCCTCCTCTGTAATTGTCCTAACGTGGCGCGTGGGTCTATTCTTCCTTCGAAGATAGGCATTGAAGGTAGCCTGCGTGACTCCGCGCATCGTGGCCCCACCTGGGTCAGACGGATGGTTCGCGTATCCCCCCTCATGAACAAGGGTATTCGCTAGGCACCTCTGAAAGTTGTCCTTCATCACACTTCTCCTTTCCCCTATAGTATCAGACCTAGGGAGTGTCGGGGGTTTAAGACCCAAGCGGGCGCTTGGCTATTTTCCCCTACTCATACCTTTTTCGACCCTTCGAGTGTAGCTGCCCTTCTGCTTCTTCTGGTCTGCCAGTTCAAACTCCCGAGCAACTGATTGCGATATCCCCATCTTCCTAGCAAACCCCGAGTCATGAGCAGCGGCCCGCATCGTCCGCTCCTGCTTTTTACTTTTCGACGGCATTGGGTTCCTCCATCTTCTCCTCCAGCTCCTCTACTTTTCTACTAAGGCGAAGTAGACTCTTGTGCAGCCCCACCAGTTCGATCTTTTCTCGAAGTCTGGAAACTTCTACCTTCAACTCCTCCACCCGAAGGGGCAACTCTGCTACTGCCGAAGGTATATTCAAGGCCCTCTTCACCGCCTCGGCAAGAGCCGCTACCTGCACGCGGAAGTGTTGTTTGCTATAGTAGACAATGACCTCCTCCGTGAGATGGTCCAAGCTCCCTACTTCAAGACCCTCGGTATCCAGAGCAAGGCCCAGCCCCGTATGTTCTATAGTCCCGCCCCCACGCAGACCCTCCCCTGCAACCACCGCCACACCTTTGTGGTCGACAAGCTGCTCGGGTCGAGGCCACTTTTCCTCAAGCGCCTGAAGTCGGGCCTCGATAGCTGTTATACGATCTTCCACAATTATCCTTTACTCCCTCTTTGATGCTTCTAACTCTAGAACTCGTTTGGCGCTGTCTCCCCTAAAGTCTCTGAACCTCCGCCACGCCGATAGTCGCCGCAGCGGAAATTTGCGTAAATCCGGACCCGCTTTGCTGCATAGCTAATTGCGAGGACGCTTTGTAAACACCATGACCGCCTGTAGTGCGTTGTCTGCCGCGCATGTTTTGTCCTGACGCCTGATCGAAGCTCACCAGGTATTCGCCGGGGGATAATTCGCTCTCGATAACGTCAGACCAGAGCCGCGCAGAGTTTGACAGCGTGGCTCCGTTCTGGCCCCCATTGAACGTAATCCGAATAGGTGAGGAACTACCCGAAGCGCCGGAAGATCGCGGCATGATGCTCGCATTGGCGATAGCCCTGCCGCCCGTTCCGGTATTTTGCTCAAACCCGACCCGGAATTGAGAGCAGCCCGCATTTATCGGAATGACGTTGCGAAGGGTCTTTGCGCCATTGTCGGCATAGTCGGAGTTTAGGATGATCGCAAAGGCGGGCGTGACCGGCAGAACAGACCCCACATGATCTAGCATGTGCTGTAGCGTGACCTCTGCCGCGACCTGCATCCCCCAAGTGCTAAAATGGCAACTGTCGTGTCGTGCCCCCGACCCGATGAAATCGTAATTCGGCCCAGGATAGGTGCCGTCCTCTTCATCCGGCAGATTAGCCAGCGCATCGTGTATCGCGGTTTGGCTCTTTAGCCTCGTAACGCGATTGGTCCGACTAAGCAGGTGTAGTTCCCCACCTTCCCCTAGACGGCAATGGGTTGACCTGCCGATGAAGATTGGCATGTCAATTTCCGCTTCGCGGATTGCGCCAAGGATAGAACACCAATTCGCTTTGTAGGTTTCCGGCGAGACTGCCGAGTTAACATCGGAGGAACCTTGCACCCATACTCCGGCGAATTGCGCGGGGTTCCAACCCTTAGTAACAAGTTCCTCATAGGGCGTGATGACCTTATCTTGCAGGCGTGTAGTGCCAATCCATTCGGCTGCACTGGTGCCGTTGGCAATGCCGGGAACGATGATTAGACGACCCCAAGGCTTGTTGCTGACACTTGCATATTGATGGCCAAGCAGGGTTAGAAACGAACCGCCCCCACCTGAACTATCGGGTAGAGGGTCGGCACATTCGTAAAAGTTGGAATTGACCGGATTGAATTTCGCAGCGCGGGTCGCGCCCGAAGTCTCTTTCGTATCGCCGGAATTGCCGGGATGGGATTGACCGAACACCATCAACACCAAATCGGACGGCGAGGGGAAAAGCGGGATAGAGTGCATTTAGAACAGCCTCACACCATTCCACTTGGTAGAAGATTCCGCCCCTGAGAGGGTCTTATCGCCCGTGCCGTCAAGATCGACATAAATCTCATGCGTCTGCCCGTTGCCAAAAATGACAAAAGTGGCAAAGAGGGTTGTATTCCCCCCCACAGCATCAGTCTTGCTTGTAAGAACCACAAAGGAAGAACCATTGCGATACAGCCGCATACGATTGAACGCACCATCAACCGCACCGACAGAAACCTGGATAGCGCACTCACAAAGCCAGACAGAACCATCAGTGGGCGTAAATGCGTTGCTGGCAAAAATCCCTTCTGTGTCCGAAATCTCGGTTGACCAAGTAACTCGAGTATCAACCGTCGAGGCGACCCCCGTTTGAGCGGTGCCATTCTTGTGAACGCTAAAGGTTGACCCTCTGGTAGCGCCTATTAGTAATCCGCCAGCGCTCCATACCGCTGCCTGTCCCTCCGTGCCTGCCGTGCCTTTGATAAGGGCGTTCAGTTCTGCCGCGCTGGCAATGATGCGCACCGTGGCAGTGCCGTTCAGATTGATCTGGCTCGTCCCTGCCGTGCCGCCTATCTTGGATGAGTCTGGCGTGCCGCGTGCGAGGATTGCCCCCGATGCCGTGAACGCCTGCCCGACCTGTATCTCAAAGTCGGCCCCCTGCTCGATGATGTAGGTATAGAGCCTACCATCAACCAGCGCCTCTGCCGCGGTGAAAAACGCAGCCGATAACGCGGTGCCGAGCGCGATCGACGAGCCGGTGCCCGTCGTCGCCGTCACCACATAGACGCGATCAGCAAACGAGGTGGCCATGAGCCGCTACGAGCCGATGGCGATTGTGAGCTCGACCGTGAGCTGCCACGTCGCGGCGCTGGTCTTGGTGCCGAGGGATTCGACGACGCGGTTCAGCATGACGCCGGCAGATGCGTGATTGAACACGCCCCACTCCTCCCAATCGAAATTCGCAGCGCCAGTGTCAAATACCGACCGGAACGTGATCACGTTGTCGCTGCGCTGCGGGTAGGTCGCCTCCATCCCCTCGCGCACCTTGTTGGTCACGGCTTGCAGATTCGTCTGTGCGGCGTTGAACGCAGTATCGTCGTCGCCAACGCCGATATGGGCGTTGGTGTTGTCGAAAAAGGTGGGGGTGTCGTCGTCGATGAGGGCTTCGGCAATAAAATTGCGCCCTACTGTGGTCAGCGGCATGGTTCAGTCCTCCTTATCCTCTGCCCTCGATCACCTCGTAGGGCGTGTCTCCTGACTTCATATCGCCGTGGAATTTCTCGATCCGGTAATTCACCGCGACCGAGATCCCGCAAGTGTCGTCCATGGGCAGACCGGCTATTTTGGCGTCGATCTCTGCCGCCTTTTGCGGGTGCGTGCCGCGGATCGTATCGGCGACGGCCTTGGCCTGCCTTGCCGTGAGGTTTTTTTGTGTCATGTGGTGGCTCCTAGAATTGCGAGGCGGGCTTTACGCGCCGAGGTGCGCGTTGCTGCCCCTTGGGGATTTGGGCGCTCCATCGGCCTATTGCGTCCTCAAACTTGCCTCCGTGGAAGGCGGCGAGCGTGTCGCTGGCAAAATCGGAAGGCAGCGCAAGAAGCCGGCCAAGCGCGCCATCGGCGATCACGCCGGGATAGGTGTCGATCAGCACGTCCGGCAGGCGATCCGCCGTTTGCGACGGCACAAGGATCATTTCGACCGTGATCGTGGCAGTTTCGCCGCTCTCGGGCTTGGGCACGATGCGCAGCGTGCCCGGGGCGCTCTGCGTGATCCAGAACGGCGGGCCTTCGTGCTCGCGCCATCCGGGCTCGTTCTTGTCGAGCCAATCGAGCGTGCGCGGCACAAGGTCGGTTTCGTTGACCGAGGCGTGGGTAATCTCGAAAAGGGTCGCTTCCGCCGGCACGGCCACGACCTCGCAAGTGTCGGTGACGGTAACTGCCCAACTGTCCGAGGATCGCCAGATGCGCGTGCGCCGGCAGAACTCAATGGCCGCGTCGCGCAAATGCCGTATGGCGGTCGGCTCCGGGCAAGCCGGGGCCACCTCCATGACGCGCGACAGCAGTTCCTCGATGTCCTTCATCGGTAGTGCCCTCCGGCGGCGCGATACATTTCAGGGCGAGCGAGGAAGCACTCGATGTGATCCTCAATGTAGACGGGAGCCTCGCGCCGGCCGCCTCGGCCCTCACCGAACAGGTAGGTTTCGTTGCCGATCACCACTGACACCGGGCCATCGACATTGCCGATGCACTCAATGATGACCGGATCCTTGCGCCGCACAGGCTCGGGGCGCTTGTTGTAGGAGCGGCGGCGCGGCCTCATCCCGTGGCCTGCACTCGCGCCTTGGTGTTCGGGCTGTAGGCACGCTCGGCCTGCACCTTGAGCCCGAGCGCGGTGGCATAGGCTTGGTAATGCAGTTGCGCGCGCCCGGTGTCGGCTTCCATGGAGTCCTTCGAGAAGGCGCGGTAAAGCACCCAATCGAGGATCACTGGCGCGTATGGCTCGGGGAGCCCGATGCTGGCGCCGTAGGAGTCGATGTCATGCACGTCGCCCGACGCCGTAAGCCTCGTCGGCAGCACCGACACCACGGCCTCGATCTTGCCGGTGCCGAGATTGCCGGGGAATACATAGAACTCGCGCGGGCTTTCCTCGTCGTAGACGTATTGCCGCACGTCCTTCTTGTAGGCGAAGGTGTCCGGCTCATGCCAGCCGGGGCTCGAGGCGTCGAGCAATTCCCTTGTGGTGGGCCGGATGGCGCGACCGCCGACGCGGGGCGGGCCTTCGGTGACGATGTTCCTCGGTATGCGCAGCAGCGCCAGGTGGTCAGTATTAGTTAGGCTTTGCAGCGTCCCGGCAATCAGCGAGATCACCACGCTTTCCGACTTGGCCGACGGCTTCGCCAGCACAATCGCCCGCTGCGCCTCGTTGATCCAGCCCACAAGCTCGGGCAACGGCCAGCGGATTCGATCCTCGTCCAAGAGGAGGATGCTGGCGCTGGTCAGTAGGCTCGCGCCGGTCGTCGCCATCAGGAGGCACCCGCAAGCAGACCACGCAGCTCGTCATTCTTGGCCGTGGCCTTGAACGGTATGCCCTTGCCCTTGAGCGCGGCGATGATCTCCGGGCGCTTCATGGATGGCGGGGTGTTTGTCACCGCATCCGATGGGATTGTCACTTTATCAGCGGGCTTTGTAACCTTATCTGGAACCGCAAGCCCTTCGCGCTCCATCGCCTCGCGCACCAGCGGCGGAATGTCCTGCCCCGGCACTAGGCGATAAAGGTGCCCCACGTTCAGGAAGCAGATGATGTGATCCTCGCGCCATACGTCGGCCACGCGGCGCCCGCTCTCGTCGGGCTCGAACAGATATTTCTCGTTGCCGATCGGCACCTCGACCGGGCCTTCGTGTTTCGGGTAGAACTCAATCAGCATGGCTATCCTCTTCTTCTGCTCGGGCGCACGACCTTGGCGGCGCGGCGCTCCGGTAATGGCGGTGGTGGCGGGGGAGCCGGCGGCTTTGGGGGCCCACCCACCTTGAGCGGCGGGTAGGCAAAGAAATCGACACCGATCAGGTTCAGGTGCGGGAAACGCTGAAACAGATATTCCGACGTCGAGCCGTAATGCACGCCGAGCTCGGCACCGCGCTTCCAGTTATTGCGCCAGATCAGGAAGGCCAGCGTCTCATACCGCTGAACGGATTTAAGCCCCTTGAAGCGGTTGATCGCCGAGTAGCGGTCGCTGTCCTCGGATAGCTCTACATCGGTCATGCGAACGCGCCGGCTTGGATCTCATCGAGCAGCGCGTCCCATAAATCCACGCCGCGCCTTCCTGTGGGATCGCCGTTCTCGTCAAGCAGCATGCATCCGACCGTAGAACGCGGGTCGATCATGCCCCAGGCCAGCGTCGTTTCGAGCACCAGCCACTCGCCCGTATCGGGATCCTTGGCGTAATCGAGCCCGCACCATTTTTGCCCCGTGCCTCTGCTGAACTTGGTGGCGGCGTCGAACACATCGCGCGCCTCGCCCTCGAGGCGGTCGATGGGCTTGTAGATGCCGGAGCCAGAAGCCAACTGCGTGCCGGGGCGGTTGCCCTCGCGAAACAGCCATTTGAGCCGACCGCAGATGCCGACGCGGTAGATGTGCTTGTTGCCAGCGAGGAAGCGCTGCCAGAGCAGATAATCCTTCTGCCTTGCGTCCTTGCGCGCCCCGCCGAGCCGCATCGGTATGCCAGACCCCTCAAACGCCATGACGCCCTCGGCCAGCGCCTCGTCAGGGGTGCGCACCATGCGCACGTTGGCGCAGCTCGAGCCTTCCGTCGACTTGGACACCAGCGGCAGACCGAGATCCTTAATGGCGCGAGGTATGTCTTCGATGTCGCGCAGCACGCGGGTCTTCGGCATCCACGGCATGAGATCACTGGCTTGCCCTATCTTGTCCTCATACCAGTTGATCTGCGCCCGGTCGGGGATAACCCTGATATTCGGGCGCTTGTTGAAAATCTCGTTGGCGAGCGCTCTGTGGCGGCTCAAGCCCGGTTCCCATTGCTCTATGCGCATGAAGGCATAGGCCGGGTCGTCGTCGATCTGGTCGATTGAGGTGAAGAGGCGGCAATCCCACCCGCGAGCCTCGGCGCGCGCGTGGGTGGCGCGGCCCCACCGGACGCGCACATGCTCATCGTCAAGGCACCAGAGGCGCGGCATTAAAAAACCCTTTTTAATTGCAGAAAAACCCCCCGGCCCGGAGGCCGAGGGGCTTACTTGGTGGCAACCTATTAGGTGCCGTAGAACACCGTGACGCCGAACGTGCCGGTCGTGGTGCCCTGGTCGATGAGTTTGAGACCGATTGAGCGATCCTTGTCCGTCGGGGTCACTTTGAACCCGGCGGGATTGCTCATCCGGTCCACACCGGCGTCACGACCGAGCGTGCCGCTGTCGAAGAACTCATCGCCGCAAGTGCGAGCGTTGTCGTCCTCGTCGAGCGCTTCACCAACCTCGCCACTCATGAGGCCGAGATCCCACTCGAAATCGGTGCCATCATCGACGTCGGTGCTGTCGACAACCATATCGCGCACCGTGTGATGGGCCGGCAGGACGCCGAGCTCGACAATATCGCCGTCAGAGTAGGCGGAAGCGGCGTAGGCGAGCTCGTAGCGAACGGCCACGACCTCCCCTGCGTATTGCGATGCGGGGACGCGTTTGCCACCCCGCACATATTCAGAATGTGTCAATGTCATTGTCAGTCACTCCTTCCAAGGAGAGGGTGTTAAGCCCCGGCGAGGCTTTTCACTCGCCGGGGCCGTTCAACCCAAGGGTTTCAGGGGATTACGTGGCGTTCGGATCAGCCGCGTAGGTGTCGAGGGCGATGACGCCGAAATCACGGCCCTTGAACCGGGTTTTCTTCACGCCGAGGATCGTGCCGGCGGAAATATCGACCTGGTTCTTGAAGTCCGTGAGTTCTTCTTCCCATTGCATGCGCGTCCCGCCGGCCGTGCCATAGGCACATACGCCAGCCTGACGCCCAAGGAAGAGGGCGCGGGCCGCGTCGAGATCGTCCTCGGTGCCGTAGTCGTTGAAGCGGATCACGCTCTCATGGGAGTGCAGCACGATCTTGTTGATCATGCCCAACGAGCCCTTGAAGATGTCGTTCTTGCGACCCTCGGCGGCGGCGGCCGCCTTCTGGATCTCAAGCCATCCGGCCGCGCCCGATTCCGTGCGGAGCTGATACTCCTGGAATGGGGACATGACCACCACGAAATGCCCCTCGCCCTCGATATTGGACGGCAGCATGTTCGGGTTCTCGGGATCGGTGGCGCGGATCATCTGCGCCCTGACAGCCGCCCGCTCGATCAACGCGCGGGACATGCCATCGTTGGTGCCGACCGTGGCCTTGCTGGTGGCATCGCCGCCATAGAGGATATGATCGGCGTCGGGGGCCTGGATGGCGTTGCCAGCGTGGCCCACCCACGTCACCGCCTCGATGTAGTCCTCATTCACCCCGCGGGCACCCGAGAGGTAAATGAACATCATTTCATCGAGGAAGCGCGACCAGTAATCGCCGAGGCGTTCCTTGGCCACTCGCCGCAGATCGTGCAGCGTGCGCTTGCGGGTCATGCGACCGCCAGCAGACACAGGTGCCCGCATCTGGTCGATTTTGACCTCATCGGTGGCGAATTTCAGCTCCTCCGACTTGCCCTGTGCTCGGTCGTCGCCATAGACCGGCCTCTTGCGAAGCTGCAAGGACAGATCATAGGTGATCGTGTCGCCGGCATCCGACTCGAGATCGGTGAGGCGCTGGACGATCGAGTTGTCACTCTTCCCGATGAATTTCCGCTCGTAATAGGATTTCTTTGCGGTGTCGAGAAAGAGCTCGGCTGACCAGCGCTTGATCGCTTTCGGGTCGCCGACTGGCACTGTGGTTTTCATTGTCAGTCTCCATTGTCGCGGCCCGTCATGCGCCTTGGGTTGATGCCGCTACCCGCTGGCTCGGCAGGATTGCTGCCGTCCAGCCCCACTGGCTCGCCGCGCGGCATGGGCGAGCCTGACTCGGGGATAATGCGAATAGGAACCGAGCGGTCTGCGTCAAAGACGAGAGAAACCTCGCGGCCCGATTTGTGCTCAACTCTGATATTAGTGGGGCCACCAACAGCGAGAGTTTGCCCAACCCTCACTGTCAAGTGTAGTTTGGCCTTGCCCATCACGGATGAAAATCGGAGCATCTGGCGAACTCGCCGTGGTGCTTTCATTGAGCCCGAAGGTATCGCTCGCGCTCATGCTCGGGGAGACGCGCAATCGCGTCCTCGTAAGCCTCCGGGTTCTTGTCGGCCAGGCGGTCGAGGGCGGCGAACTCATCGCCATCCGTGTCCTCATGGTCGGCAGCCGGCACCTTGGCCAGCGTCGGCGGCGTCTTTCCGCGTGGCTTCACCTTGAGTTTCCCGGCATCGGGCTGCTCGTCGGCCTTATCGTCGGCCTTGGCGCCGGTAAGCCCGGCGAAAGCCTTGACGATGTTCTTGTGCGCATCGGTCAGGATGGCCGGATCGAACGGGTCACGACCGGCATCGCCAGCCCGCACCTGCAACTCGCGCACCTCGCGATCGAGCGCACGCCGCAAGGTGACGTTGCTGCTATAGGCTTCGTGGTCGGCCATGAAGGCCGGCACAGACTGGTTGAACCATGCGTCCTTGCGCATATCCTCGGCGATCTGCGCCCTGTCCATGGCAGAGCGGATCGTGTGGCGCTCGTTGGCGAGATCCCGCTGCTTGGCGGTCAACTCCTTGGCGGTGATGTCGCCATTGTCGAATTGCTCGGCCAGAGCGTCCTCGCGCTTGTCGATGTCGGCCAGTTTGGCCTCGGCATCCTCGGGCACGTTGCTCTTGGGTGCGAGGCGGTAATTGGCCGCCGGATCGGCTTCCTCTTCCTCGCCGCCCTCGGCCTCGCCCTCGTCGGCTTCCGCGGCAGCCTCTTTCCCGGCGCTGCCGCCATCGCCCTCATCCTTGGCTTCGCCCGCCTCCGACTTGTCATCGGCCTTGCTGGCGGATTCCACCGCCTCGGCGATCTCCTCGGCGGCTTCGGCGGAAGCCTCGGTTTCGGCGTCGGCCTCTTCGATGGCTTCGCGCTCATCGGCGGTCAGGTCGTCAAGCTCCTCGGCAGTTCTCTTCTTTGCCATGTCATGCTGCTCCGTTGGTTGATCCGGGTGGCGGCCCGGCTCCTGCCGGGTCGGCTGATGCTTCTGCGGCGGCGGCCTGTTCCGCTGCCTGTTGCTGCTGCACTTGCTGCGCGGCCTCTGGCGGCACCGCTGCGGCGGCTGCTTGTAAGGCCGGGGTGGCGGCTTGCTCCTTCTCGGCGCGGCCCACATAGCCCGCGTCGCGCGCGATCTCGTCGGCAATGGGCGCCAGCGCCGGCGCGGTGGAAATGTCGGCCGCAATGTCCATGGCCCCACGCTTCGGCCCGCCGATAGTGGTGATATTGGCCCTGACTGTATCGGCGCGGGCCTTCTCCGCCGCCATTTCCTTGGCAACAGCCTCGGCCACCATCTTGCGCACGGTGGCTTCCGCCAGTGCCTTTTCCAGCGCAGCGGCTTCCTGCTTCGCCTGCTCTGCCGCCTGTTCCTCCGGCGTCAATTCCTCGGCGTCGGGATCGCGATGGCCGGTCATGGCCCGGATACGGCGCACGATCTCCTCGCGGTTGCTCAAATCCATGTTCTCGACCACCAGATCGAACATGGTTAGCGCCACCTCCGGCGGCATCTTCTGCATGGCCTCTAGCAACTGGTCAGCTGCCGCCTGGCGCATGGTCTGCCGCCAATCCGCCTCGCCGATCACATAGTCGGCCTTCGACCGCACGATGTCGTTCTCGGGCAGACCGTCGTTGACGTCGATGTATTCGGGGTTGCCTCGCATGTTGGTGATGCGAAACTGCGTCTTGTCCCCCATGAATTGTTCGATATTCGACAGTTGCTTCTCGCCCTGAACCTGCGCGGCAAAGCGGAGATTGTCGAAATAGTGCGTGGTCGACGTCGCGCCCTGATCCTGCCGGCGCTCGATGGCGATGCCCGAGGTGGCATTGGTGCGGCGGCCAAGGTTCTCGTCGGTGACGCCCGAGTGCTGCTGGATCATCATGATGTCGCGGGTCATCAGCTCGAGGTGGGCCGCCGACAACTCCCGATCGACGTCGAATTTCACCTCATGGCCCGGCTTCTTGACGATAAAGGCGTCGGGACGCGACACCTCTTCCGCCAACTCGTCCATGTCGTCGACGGCGCCCTCGTCCACCACCGTCTTTGAGCACGAAAGGATATACAGCGCCTTCGAGGCGCGCTTGTTGATGTCGGTCTGAATGTCCTTGAGCCCACGGATCATGCCGTAAGGCAGGCCGTCACGGCCCCGGCGATTGCCCCAAATCGGCGTGAACGGGAAACGATTATGCCGATACGGGCTCGGGCTGACATGCAACATGCCGCCAGTCTGCCCCGTGGTGAACAAGGCCACATGCACGCGCATGAGCGGCTTGGTGACTAGCTCGGCGCGACCGCTATTCACCTCATCGACGTGACCGCGGCTTGCCTCATCGAATATCTCGCCCCGGAACGAACCGCCGGACAGGCGCTTGCCGACCTCCGGCACCTTGAACCAAGCCTCGACGATGCGGCAGCGCTCGCGCTTGTAGATATTCGGGTGCCTAGCATCCGAGCCGGTGCGCTCCATGTCCAGCTCGGCGGCGTCCATGGGATCGTCGCCATAATCACCCGACATGACGAAGCGCTCGCCATCACGGGCGGCACCTTCAAGCAGCGACTTGCGCCCTTTGAAAATCGCCTGGGCGATGTCGAGATCGACCCATTTCGACCGGAACAGATAGCGGGCATCGGACAGGTCGAGTTCCATGCTGGCTGAATCCCACAGCATGTTCCGCCATGACTCATAGCGCCCGTAAAGCGGCTCACCGTCGCCGCCGTCGTCAAAGCCGTCCTCGAGCCAGCCAATACCGACCTTCACCGCGTCGGCAAAGGCGCGTGAGCGGTGGAACGGCGAGCGGTTGACGTCGGACAGGTATTTCATCAGCGCCGTCTTGCGCTCGGCTGGCTTGGCGTCGTTCTTTTCACGCGGGAAGATATGGAAATCCGAACGCCCACGCTTCTCCGTGCCGATCACCCAATTCACAGTGTTGGAGATCACGTTGTAGACCAGCGCCATCTGGCCGCGTTCGGCGACCTCGGCGGCGTCAGCCTCGTCCCACTGGAAATTGTCGTAGAAATCCTCGTCGACGGCTTGCAGCCGGCGGTTCTCTTCCTGCCGGTCAAGCTCGCGCACATACTGGTCGAGCAGCCGCTTATAAAGCCGCTCCATCGGTTCACTATCGAGCGGGTGGCTCTCCCGCTCCTTGTCTCCCGCCTCGACGTGCGGAATGGGCGACTCGGCCCGCTTCCTGCCTGTCGAGGCTTCGTCGCGAAGGTCGAACACCTAGTAAGCCGCCCGCCACTTGCGCTTGGTGCCGTATTCGATCGAGCCGAACATACGGTCGTTGTTGTGCTTCACCGGCGGCGGGGTCTTCTTGTCGCTCTCCTGTTTCCGATCTTCGGTCGAGGTGGGGCCTACCGCCACGGGCTTCATCATGCCGTTCGTTCTCGGGGGGCGCCCCTCCGAGCCGAAGGCTGCACCAGCGCCAACGATGGCAGCCCCGGCAGGGCCATGATCCGTGCGCTTCGTTGTGAATGACGCTTTGGGGTCGAGTTTGCGGAACTTATCCTCCGCCGACCTGGATGGCTTCTTGTATTCCTTCATGGAGCGCGTGGTGCCGCCGATCAGATTGATGGTTGCGGTGCGCGGGTTGCCGAGCATGCGCGCGCCACCGCCGCCACCGCCCATGGCTGACTCGCCAATGCCGGGGATGCCCCTATCCCAAATATCGCGGCGCGCTTTCATGCTCATGCCCTCCGTCAGTGCAGCGTTTCATCTTCTTCGATGTCGATGCCGAGCGCGGTCAGGCCGTCATAACCTTTAAGCTCGGCGTTGGCGTAGGTGCGAGCCATGGCGATCACCACGGGCCGGGAGCGAGGCTCGAACCAGCGAATGACGTGCTC